AATGAGTACCTAGCACATTGTTCTGAGCTGGGTAATCTTCATTATTAGAACCTGTATCTCTTGCTGGTATATGTACGGTTGGTCCTAAAACCCCGGAGGCAAACACAGGAGTAAATTGAAAAGAGTATATCTCTCCTCTCCTGTACCCTCTCTTAGAGGCTATAGTACTAGGATCCGCATAACTTCCACGGGGTGTATTTATATTTACAGTAGCTGTTATTCTTCTTTGATCGTACTCGTCCGGATTCTTTACATCCACATTAACATTATCAGAATATGCCATATCCTGAACTTCGTACTTGGACTCTATATTAGCAGCCATTGCAAACCAATCTATGTCTGGCTGTTCAGCTTCTTTAGGTCCTGCAATAAGAAGAGTACTATCCTTTTGAGTTATAAGTCTAGCAGATGTATAAGCTACACCAGAAGCAATGAGTTCTATCAGAGTAAGAGTATCGACATCATCGATTGCTCCCCTGTAAGTGTAAGACTCTACCTCATTAGTAAGAGCAAGCTTTTCTGTTACAGTTACCACAGGCGTATTGGCTAATCCTACATAAGTAAGAATACCGATCTGAAAGAAATCAAAAGTAGTATCTAGGTTCTGAATCTCTAGATTAATAGCTTTAGATGTAGGAGTTTGTGGCTCGTTACCTTGTATGTCCTGTACTTGAGAACCTGAAAAATCTTGGAACACAGATATCACACCACTGTTTAATCCAAATGATGTAGAGGCTCCTGACTCAGATACAAGTCGTACGAAGAACTGGTAAACACCAGAATTCAAAGATCCTCCTAGAGTCTCTCCTTTGTACTTTGTTATAGGTAATTCGTACTCCAAAAACAATGAAGTCTGCTTATCAAACACGTCAGGACCTAGGTTAGTTGCTATTGGAGACTGTCCTCCTGCAGGCCCTAAGTTTATACGTCTAGCACCCTGGTCTGTAGAAAAATAGATAAGTCTATTCTTCTCCCAGTCTACTCTACCTTCTACCATAATTGGCTCAACTATACCTAGAACATCGTAGGTAAAACCTGATGTAGCTACAAGTTCTTCATAGGTGTTATCTTCGTAGATTACTCCTATAAAGCTGTATGTATCGTCCCCAGTAGTAGTAGAACCTAATATAATAACTTCATCTTCTATTATACAAGATCCGTTGACTACTAAAGAGTCTGTTGCTGGTATCCTAGAATTACCCTCTAGTGTCTTTCTAGCTCCTGATGTACCTCGAATATTCCAAGCCTCTCTGTAAAATCCGTCCGGTATCATACCTTCGAATCCGGCTCCAAATATTCCCTTGCTAAAATCTATCATAGTGAAGGAATATATCCGTAATTAGTCTTTAATTTATCTCTGTTCAAAGTGTTAGGTTTACCAAGTCCTACGAAGTTCTTAGCCCACTGATCCTTCAATGGATTAAGTCTTACAAAGTTTTGGTACAATCTTTCTGTATCCTGTACACTTAATGCATTCATATCAGCTCTGGCTGATCCACATCTCCATTGCCATTCTTGCTCAGCCATACCATAACCTACTTTAGTGATGTTACCTTGCAAGATCAGAATCTTAGCTAAGTACCACATAATAGCCTCGCGCGTAGGCGCATTGTCCGGCACTAAAGGATATCCTCTAGCATCGATAGGAAGAGCCTGGTAAGTAATACTTACTACGCTTCCGTCCGGTTTATCTATAACCAGGTAGTTCCCCTCTTCCTTGTAATAACAATCTTTAGGTTGTACCTCTTTTATATTCTCACAGTCTAATGGTAAAACTACTACTCTACCCTCTATAGTTCTATCTACAGTTCTAACAGCGTATACCTTACTAGCTCCAATCAATTTAAGAGCTTCTGCAATGTCTTCCGCCATGTCCTCTATGTCATAGGCCCATTCTCTAAGTCCGAATGTTCTTATGGTCTTATCTATAACAACTTCAATTGGATCGTAATTCATAATAGTTTCTTCATTTTCAATTTAAGTTCGCCTCCTTTTTTAAGCGCAATAGAAGATTTTTCGGGATATATAGAATGTCCATTAGGAGCTTCCATAATATCTTTTAATCTCAGCTTTATCTTTCGCGCAGATATAAAATACCACCCTCTCATATTGATAGTGGTATAGTGCCTAGCCCAGTATACAAAAGAAGTAAAGAAGTCAGAATGTGTATTCAGTTTCTTTACTAGTTTATTTTCCCTCATAGTAGCAGGGCCGTCTATAGAATATTTCTGTTTGATTTTTCTGATGCCTAATACTGCTAAACCTCTGTAAAGTTTTACGTCCTTACCCTCAAGTATAAAGTCTGCCATAACATCTCCATAAGCCTCTAGAACTTGTTTGTGTTCTTTATAGCTTATAGGATTACTTATGTTCTTTTTATAATGTGCATAAGTGTCTAATAGACTAACTTGGTTCTTCTTGTACTTGGGCATTTCCTAGATTCTTTAATGCGTTTATAAGCTCTTGTTGTTGATTACCTTTGTTTCGAGCGGCATTTATACTAGAAATTGCAGTGTCTCCCCATGACATATCTGATGACATTGCTATCTGATAAATAGTAGGAAGATCCTTTAGGGATACTGGATATTCGAAATCAAAAGGCTTTAGCTTTGTAACTTCGTTCTGTGCTATAGCTATATCGATAGGTCTAGCAAATACTCCTCGAATACGTATTCTATTTTGTCCTCCTGTACTTGGTAAGTTAAAGAAGTACATTGTATTTTCTACAAGTAACCACTTAGGGGAGTTAGCAGTGTACTTACGGTAGAAAGCAGTTCTTAGTTGGGAAAAAGAAATTTGAGTGTATGAAAGACTACCATCAGTTGGGCCTACTGTAAAAATAGACAGCTTATCTCTAGAAGATAAAGGCAAAGCTATATCAGCGGAGTACACCGACTTCTTAGTTACTTTACCTAGATCGGTAGTTCTTTTAGGGGTTACATCTAGAAGTTGTGACATTTGCACTAAGTTACCTGATGCAGTCATTTGTTGAGAGGCTAGAGTAGCTCTAGCTTCATCAATCATAAACATGAGGTGCTGGTCAGTAGCATCTTGAATAGAGCTCCCAGCTTTCTGTAAATTATCCCTAAGATTGTAAATTACCTCTATTGCTTTCATAACTATAAATATAAGAAAAAAGCCCGACATAGAGCCGGGCTTTTATTATTGTACTTGTTTAAAGCTTATTGAGTGATCACTGCACCAGAACCTAAAACGGTTTCTAAGTCAGTTGCTAGCACTGCTGTAGTCGCCTCAGTAGAAGCGATAACGCATCCTACAGGGAAATTCATAGTGTCTTGCAAGTCACCTTCAGAAGGCAAGTCAGCACTTAAGATCAAGTAATCATAAGTAGCACCATCTTGTGCTTGATACTTGTACTTTTTAGTGTCGTTCCACATTCTACGATCAGAGAAACCTAAACGACCCATGTGCTGATCTTCCATCCACTTAACGTGAGATTCAGTTCCGTTCGCCATGATTGGAGTAACAGATTGATCAACTAGAGTGTACTCTCCCTTATCGTAAGAAGAACCTTGAGAGAAAGAATCTTCATAAACAACTCCACCTTTGATTACTTTAGCAGTAGCTGCTAATTCAAAGATAAGTTGCTCTGGACGATCGATCTCGTTGTACTCTTTTGCAGACTCCATCTCTTTTGCTGTAAAAGTGATTGTGTCTCCAGAAATAGCAGCAGTAAAATAAACCATTTTATCAGAGTCAGCTGCAATAGCCGCGTCTAATCCAGCTTTGATCTTAGCCGCGAAATCTGAAGCAGAACCTGCTGCATCAGCATCATCGATTGGTACAGACCAAGTAAAGGCTTTGATTTGATTTGGAACGATAGATAAGTTTTGGTGATAGATAACTTTAAATACTACCGCTAAACCTACAGCATCAGTACCAGGTACTGAAGTAACTTGTAAAGTCCCTTTTTGTTGTCTTCCCGCTGAGTACTCTCTACGGAATACTTTTAAACTTGCTTTAGGGAATGGTCCAGCAATGATTTGACCTGCTGATCCTCCTTTAACAACGCCTATTAGTTTAGTAGCTGCGGTTACTGAGGAATCGCTAGGAGCGTCCCAGTCAAAGATAGCTACTTTACCGTCTGCTACAGAATGGATATCTAGATCATCTGTAGTAGCAACGTTCGCTACTCCTTGGCCTACTAACATTTTAGATACATAATTTCTCATGTTAATACGATTTTAATTAATTATTTATTTAACTTTTAGAAACTGTTGGCTGTGTTGATAATCTCCTTGATTCTAGGTTCTCCAGAATTAGAGTGGTAGTCTCACTTTCTAGCTCATCCTCGAATGGAAATTCTATAATAGAACTTGTAGTAAGCTCATCAGGTTTCTTTAAATATTCCACCTTGATTTTCTCACATACAAACTCCTCATTGCTGATAGGAAATACAATATTATTTTCTACCAACTCATACGCAGGGTTGTCTGGAAATGACTTAGACCACGGATCTGTCAACTTACTAACAGAGGTTCTAGTAGTCAAGTACCTTGCGGGTACCCATCCTGACTCCTGATCTACCTTAACGAAAACCTCCATATCCTTGATAAGGAGGAAATCGCTTGGTATGGCTACTTTATTCTCTACAAGAAGGACCTCCGGGGTTACCGCGTCCACACTTGCTAAATATAAAGCAATTCCTTCTGGCGGGGTCTTAGCGTCAATCTGCCCTCTGTACAATCGTACAGTAAGTTTCTTGAGTGCATCAGAACCAAAGAACAGTATCTCCTCTGGGAGGATGTCTGAGTATGAATTAGAATCTAATCTATTCAATCTTACTTTAACTCTTGCTACAAATTCTGACCCTGTCATGTATTACTTTTTAGTTGTTGTCTTTTTAACTCCGGACAACGCTTCTTTAATAAGCTCCATGTCTCCTGACAATTTAGCTTTCAATATAGTTTCTAGAGGCTTGTTCTTAGAAACAGCGATAGCTGCTAATGGAATTGTCATTCCTACCTCAACTTCCCCATGCTTAACAACACCATCTTCTAGGTGAAGAACTCCTCCGTCTAAACATCTTCTAATTAAAGCTTTGTGTTTAAGGGCTGGATCATCAGCAATGGTTAAGAACTTCTTAGCATCAGATGCAATCTGCTCGTTGATCTTAGTCTCTATGGTACTAATCTTAGTAGTGCTTACTACCATACCGTAGATAGATAAAATCTCAGCTTTAGTCTCAGCATCCAAATCGTCTGCTAATCTATAAGCCTTACGCAAATATCCTCCTTCTTTAGCCGCTAAGCTAGCTTCTTCTTCATCAGAGTAAAGAACAAATTCGTGCTTTGCACTAGAACCTGCATCCTTTAATCCAATTGCAACGTTAGACTGAGCTCTTAAGAATAGGTACTTTAACAAGTCCTGGTCATCATTAAGTTCTAGTCTCAGCTCGTCAGAGCCTATTCTAATTTGGTAAGTTCCCCAGAACGGTGACGATCTTTGCAGTGTCCCTGGTTCCATTTGTAGGATCTTTTCCATTTGTGGTCTAGTACCTTCAACTTTCGCACCTTCCAGTGTTTCATGAGGTTCTACTAAACCGGTTACAGGCAACCCTCTTTTACCTAGACTTGGGCCTAGTAGAGTGTGTGCTCCGTTGTACTTTTTTAGTTTGATCAGCGGATCTACACGTAGCAACTTTAATGCTACTGTTTGTGATCTGTCAATATCACTTAGTGAATTAATTACTCTTTCCATGTGTTGTTGTCTTTAAAGGTTTTTGTGTTGTATTAGGGGTCCTTTTACAGACCCCTACAACACAAGATATAAGCATTAAGTTCTGACACAAACTTAATATTTTAGTTCAATCTCATAATGATCTCACCACAAGAAGTTGGATCCTGCATTTGGATTCCTACCTCACACAAGAAGTGTACTTCGTACCCATCAAGTCCAGATGATCTCATTGCGCTAAGAGAATTCGTTACAGTTCCAAAAGGATCTACAGAACCTGCTACATACCACATAGCGTTCTCAGAATTTTTCTTAGCTACCTTACGGATGTTTGCCGTTCCACGAACAGTACCGAAGTTACAGATAGTGAATCTATAAGATTCGATAGGCTTACCTGAAGTTGGGTGCAATGTTCTGTTACGTACGATATCATCGTAAGGGTTGAATTCTTTTACAGTAAGTGAAATACCATTCAAGAATTCTACTTTTTTGTAGTGACCTGTTAAAGTCAAACTGTCTCCAGTTCCAGTGATGAATGTACCAGCGTCAGTAACAGTAATTCCAAGAGCTTTTTGTTTCTCAAGAACTGCGTTGTTAAATTCGCGAATACCCATCTTTCCTGTAAGAGCCACAAAATTGTGATCTCCACCCCAACGAGAAGCGTTGTAAGACAAGTCTAATAAGAAGTTGTCTAGCACTTCGTAAGTAAGTTTAGAGTAATACAATTTGTTAGCTGGAGAGATTTGTTGACGGATACCAGCTCCGTGGTATACCGGTCTTTGGTTTGCTCCTTGCAATCTTACAACACCCTGTGGGTCTTTGTTGTATTTTGTATAGATCATAGAGCGATCAATTTCTTTGTACCATTGTGACATTGCAGTCCACTCAGCTAGCTTAGTCCACATCTTAGTAGATTGACCATCTGGTGAGAACAACTCAACAACCATAACATCAGTAGCAGCAGAACGAGATACCGCATAGTGCTTACGCAATGTTGTTAATTGGTTTTTGAGTACCATCGGCGCAACGTAGTCAGTTCCTCCTCCTTTGTTAGAGAATTCTTCTACAGTTGAGAAGTCTTTAGACATACGAGCTCCAGCTGCTAGCTGAGATGCATCGATAGTTGCAGTTGGGTCTGGATCGGTTAGAACGGCTGTAAACAGGTACGCCTCTCCGTTAAATTGTACATTAGATACACGCAACATAGTTCCGTCATCTGATACAAGGTTGTCAGATACCATGAAGATACCTTCTTCCATACGGAACTTGAAAGGGAATCCGTTCTTACCAATGTTAGCACCAGAGTCTCCTCCAGTTACAACGATAGCGCGTTCAGTTTGCCCGTGTAGCTCCCACTGATATTCTCTGTTTTCTACGTATCGGGTGTTACCGATACCTCCTGTTAGCATGGAGATTACATTCTCATTTTGCGTTCCGAATGCGTACGCAAGTACAGAATCCATTCTCTCAGGCTCAGTCAAATAAGCTTGAGACAGGTGATCCGCCTCTGTCATACCTGACGGCAATGCACGTAGTTTGTGCAATTGTAATGGTGATACTTGTTGTTGAAACATAATTCAATAGTTTTTTAATCTTCTACATCAATATTGCCACCTCCAAAAATAGTTGGAAAGTTAATCTTCTTCACATCATTCTTTTTAGTTTTCTGATCTAAAGATTTTCTTCCCCCACCTTGCATGTTGGTGTCTTTATGTCTGGAAAGTGCTTTCTTTCTTTTACGAGTTAATTTGGTCTTTACCTCTGCTTCGAGATCATCTTTAGAGAACTCAACAAAATCAAGATATGCTATCTTGAGTCTACGTTCGTCATCATTCATGTTCTCTTGCATCTGTGTTTTACCTGTTCTCTTATTCACTTTGAATAAGTAGTCTTTGAACCCAGCACGACGTTTGTCGTCTAATTCGAAACCTGCAATTTCTTTAGAGTCGTCGATAATCTTATTGATACCGTCAATCTCTGCTTGCCTATCTTCTTCATCTTTAGCTGCCTTTTGTTTGTCAGCTGCAGCTTGAGTAGCGGCATCTTTTGTCTGTTTCTTAGCCAGGGCCACGGAAGCCTTCTCTGATCTCCCCGAGATTTTCCCACTTTCTACAAGCTCGTCAATCTCAGTTGCAATCTCTTCATTATCTAATCCCTGTAAGGCTAGATATTGCTTCATGGCTAGAACTTGTGTATCAGGGTCTGACATATCCGCGTCATTCCAATCAGTTTCTAAGTGTTGTGGTACGAAGTCTTTATAACTCCCTCCTTTTTTAACGTGATAGTAAAACTCTGATACTTCAGTAGGAATATTCTGCATTTCTTTTGCAACTTTATTCCTGACTGTGGTTGCTACCATATCTGCAATTCCTTGTCTACTGGAATCAAATTCATCATCATCTCCTATCTCTAGGACACCTTCACTATCTAAAACCGCGAACATTTTTTCAGCGTCGGTTTCTGTAAAAGTTAGCTCCTCGTCATCATCTCCGTCTGTACCTTCTGGATTCCCTTGAGGTGGAGTTGGTGGAGTTGCTGCTGGAGGTGTGTCTGGACCTTTTAGGTCGTCTCCTTCTGGGGTTCCTCCTGAGTCATCTCCTTTTTTCGTAGTGTCTACAGGTGGATCAACCTTTTGTATGTTTTCCCCCTCTACGTGAAGTGCTCCCCAAAAAGAATCAAATTCTTTCTTTGCCATATCTTGCTTATATATGTTTTCGTGTTATAGTAAAGATACTATAAAATTATACCTCATAACAAAATTTGTTATGTATATGCATAGTAAATTTTACTATAACTAGTTAGTAATCAGACTATTTAGGTCCCGAAGGCTTTTTGTTTATGCCAAGCCTCTTGACCTTAACGTCCTCTCTTTTTATATCTAATTCTTCTTGTTTCTCCTTAGATCTGTTAGCCTCCTTCTCTCTTTCAAGATTCAGTCGCTCATCATCACGCCTAGCTTCGTCAAGCTTAACCATGGCGTCAACCTCTCCAGAACCTTCCCCTTGAGATGCAATATCCATCTTCTTGAGGAGTAATTCTCTATCAGTTATCTTATCGATTTCCTCGAGTTTAGCTGCTCTATCCAACTGGTCTTTCTCGTTAGCTGCCTGGATCTGCTGCTCTGCGATTCTTGATTGTTCTTTCTGAGCTGCTTGCTCTCTCTCAACTAGTCTCTGTTCTGCAGCATCTAGCGTAGATTTAGTGTAATTCATAGACTGAGATTCTAGAACCTTAGCGGCATCTGATAATTCAGCCTTACCTTGGTTAACTGCAGACATGAGCAATTGCTCCATCTTCTCTCTGTTGACACGATCCTCAAATGAGTTAGTAACGAATACTCCCATATCAGAACCGTTAAGATCATCTCCATTAACCTGGAGAGTAGCTATTTCGAACTCCGACAAAAATAGTTCTATCTCTGTACCATCAATGTAAGCAATCTTGGCAAGTTCTAACAGTTCGCTGAGAACTGCCTCCTTAACCAAGTCATGGAAGTAGAACCACGGTCTAGTAACATTTGTACTTCTAGATATAGAAGTTTGAGCTCCGGTAGCTGTCTCTGACTTACCAATGTCCCCCATACGCTGAGGTGATACACCCATAATGTCTTCAACCATCATCTCTAGTTTTTGTAGGATCTCCATGTATTGACCTACTACTTGAGACAATGTCATGTCAATAGCGTTAAACTGATTGAACTGAGCAACTGTAGATGGATCTCCTTTTCTACCCTCTTCTCTAGAGTTGATCCAGATAACACCCATTTCTTCAAAGTAGTACAACCACTTGTCAACATCCCATCCCATGGACTTAGGTAATTGAGCCATATCCATGATGAACTTTCTACCTTTGGCTTTTGCAAGTTCTTGCTCCAGTCTCCACATAGTGATAATGTAAGTATACTGGTGGGACTTTACTAGATCTACCATAGATGTAGCTTGGGAGTTTACGTTGTTGTAAACATATCCTACGTAAGGTAAGTTCCCTGTTTGATTAGCGCGAGGGCCCATATCAACAAAAATATCATCCCCAATCATAGTACCCTCCCAGATATCGTCCTCCCACATCCAATCGATGCTAGCACCTGCTTCTCTAAGTTCTGGAGTAAGTTTAAAATTGTCTTCTACCTCAGTCTCTATAGCCTGTCCGGATCTAGGATCTATGTATGATAACATACCTACTTTCCTAGAAGAACGCCAAGATCCCTGCATTACGTAACAGTGAGATGCAATATCACCCTGGTAGTAATTGGATCTTTCCTGACCCTTATCAAATCCGTATACAAACCCTTCTTGCATACCTTTGTCAAACCCGACGTATCCGGCTTGTCCTTTAGATATTCTCTTGACTTGTTCTGTAGTAAGCTTATCACCCCATCTAGAAATAACCTCAGATGCAGGGAGCCAATATTGCTCTCTTACCCAGTTACCCTCGTGAATAAATGTAGTGTTTACCCCTTTGTCGTAATCAAGCTGCAGTGGGTTAACTGCTCTTACACTAGGATGACCTTTATCAATCCCAGTGTAATAAACCTCCTCTGCAGCGACTAACGCATGAAACCAGCCTTGATTGAACTTCAAAGCCAGTTTGTCATTACGCTTTAAGAACTGAAGAATTTTATTGTTCGTCTGTTCTACTGGGTGCACTAATTTGGAGTTAAATGCTTTCATTTCTGCCTGGATGTCAGGCATATTGTTTCTTTGTTGTTGAAGTTCTTGCATTTGGTTCTGCATATCGATCAACTGCTGTTGGTCTTGAACCGTCTGCATTTCTTTCTGTATCTGAGACATTTGCTGCTCGAGATCTGTGATGGCTTCTTCCAGCTGTAAAGTTTCCTGGATCTGCTCTCTCATCAGTTGTCTGATGGCATCATTCCGTAATTGCTGCTTAGCGGATACTGCATCACCACCTACTGCATACACAAAGAAATCTAAAGAGGAGTTCATTTCCTCCCCACGAAGAGTCTCTAATCTACTTCGAATAATGTTATAGTTCTGCATTTTTGTAGCAGAACCTCCGTACTTAGATGCATTCAATCCGTACGGGTTAAGAACGTAATCGAAATCTTCTGGATCAAATATGGAGTTAACCAGGTCATAGTTTGCCTGCTTATTTTCTCTTGATGTTCTCCTCATAGATGAGGTACTGTTAGCCATTGAGTTTAGTCCCTTTAGACATTTTATTGCCCATGCGTCCGTCTTCTGACTAGAACTTACATACTGTGGTGGCATGTTGCTGAAATACTCCGTGTTTTGTGTAGAATCTACTTTCATCGTGTAAAATGTCTTTGGTTATAAAATATTTGTCGGCTGAAAAAGTCATCTACTTCTTCAGATTTTGCATCATCTCGAGCCTCCTCGACAATGACTTCCCTCATTTGTATAAGTTGTATTACAGCTAACTGCAAGGCAATAACTCTATCAAAGTTTCCGTCAGGATTGTATGATATCAACTCCTTTAACAAAGGTATTGATTTTATTGTATGCAACTGCAACTTACCATCTCCAATGGGTGTCAGTAACCATTCACGCAAATATATCTCGGCCTCTTTTTTAATTGTAGTAGACATGTGCTGTCCGTACTGTCTAACTTTGGCTGTTTTAGATGTCTCGTTCGCTTTTAGTACCCCTGGTGTGTAAGCCAAGAGTCCGATCGAGTGCATCTTTTTGAAGTGTTCTTTGATTTGTTGTTTCTCGTTTTCGTACAAGCAAGTAGCGTTGGAGTACCACATAAGCAATCTTCTACATTGCTCGTAGAAATCAGATGCCAATTTTGGCCTTCCTGTATACTCAGCTACTATTCGATCGAACCCGCCGTTGAGTGCGGTACCTCTTCTTATAACTATGATAGAACCTAACGAAACAGAATTAGGAGCTATGTCAAAGTCGTACGGGTCATTCCCGGCTACGTACCAACCGTAGTCTGCATCTGGAGAAGGTTCTTCCCAAACACATACAGCACTGGTATTATCTAGATTAGGTTTTACAGGGTAATCTGCGGGGAATAATTCGTTATTGATCTTGAACCTAGACTGGCCAGACTCGTCTATATGCATCCATCCTATCAGTGGCTTTATACCTGGCTGATCCTGCATAGACATCATCTTGTCCATATGTTCTTTTAGATCGATAGTAGGTAATATGGATGAGTTGTTAAGCAAGAACACTTCGGAGTGTTTGATAGGTCTTTGTACAATCTCATTGTCGTACACGGCCTTTGTCTTCGCGTTCTTCTTAAGCTTCTCTCTTGTTCTATTTGTGTAGGTAAGAGCTGCCCTCCAATTAGTGTTTCCCAGATCATCTTTAAACTGGTTCAACGTCATAATGGTAGGAATGAATAATCCGATCTTAGATTGGTATCCTTCAAACTCGTCCGGAAAGGCAAGACAATCAAAAGCTTCTGGATCATAGAAAACGGATTTTACCGCTTCGGTAGATCCCCCTTCCATATCTCCCCCTGTTCCAGTCATCCAAATAACTCCGGACTTTACCGTACCATCAGCTGCAATTTCCTTAAGCTGTCCTAGGGATTCTATGAGATTCCCCATGAATCCCACCTCATCAAGAACTGAAAGCGAGGCACGAGTACCATTGGCAGCTTGTGGATTATCCTTAAAAGAACGGTGTTGGAACTTTGTGAAAGTACCCAGGGTTTCCCAAGAACCTCCAATCTTTTTATCATACGCGCACGTAATGGTTTTACCCGCTTCCCACGATCCATGATACTGTCTAGTAAATGGCGCAGGGTATGTCTTTTTACCTACCCTTTCTTTTCCTTCCAGGTTATTAAGACCTAGCTGTACTTTACGTACAAGGTCCCCAGAGTACTTAGAATCTCCTGCTCCAATAAGGGTCTCAGAAGATAGAGGCTGGTCAATTTCTTTATAGTGTAAGTATTCTTCGTAATCAGTGGCGCCATCAAATGTAAAGTTGTGCGCGGTAATACAAGACTTCCAATAGGACTTACCACCTCCACGAGATTCTAAATCCACTACATTGAAGTTCATATTGAAATACATAGGCTTACCAAGATTGGCATCCTTGTAGTCGTACAGGTAATCTCTAGCGGGTATGAACTTCTTGTACTCACCACTAGAATTCATAAGTGACGCACGAATAAGGTTAGGAGCATTGTACTCCATTAATCTTAGTTCAAATTCTGTAGGGTTTTCGTCCGGGTGACATTCCTCCAGAAGTAAATGGCAGCTGTAGTTCTCGTCATTCTCAAACCCAGAGAACCCTCTAGCCTCAGTGTAGACAAAAGATCTAATCCATTCCAGATCTCTCAAGAACGGTTTAGCTACTTTCTTCCCTTTCGATCGAGTACCTTTTTCGTTAAGAAGTATGTGCCAAAAGTTCACGTAAAAGTATAAAGGGCCTGAAACCCATTTCCATAATCCTTCGTCATTACAGACCCAGAATCCTTCTATACATTTTCTCTTTTGATCCTTCCACCATCTTTTATACTTGACACCCTGGGGATTCATTCTTGGAATTTCAGTAATGACTTTGACTCTATCCACAGGGATATAGTTCTTGTACATAAGCCACATGTCGTCACTAAAATTAACCATTAAAAATCTTTACTTGAATCTGTTAAACTTTCTTCGGATCCTCCTCTTGTCTCACCTTCGTCTAAGTTATTCAAGGCATTCATAGCATTTAAGATAAGATCATTGATCTTAGTTGTACGTTCTAGCATCTTATCAAGCTGCTCAACGTTACTCTTAAACACAGTTCTGTTACCTTCTTCATCTGTCTCCACTCTATCTAAAGTGTACTCAGATGACATAATAAACCTAGTCCTCTCCTGTAGTTTTGTCTCAAGTTCTCGTAGGGAAATACCTAAAGGGCTATCAATAGCTCTTTGGAACCTCTCTGCTAGCAAATGAAAATCAAAGCCTTCAGGACATATAAAAATAAGATTATTTTTTGGATCCTCTATTAAGTTAGTCAAAAAGTAAGTATCATCAAAGATGTTCTCTGATGCTGCTTCTAGTTTATCGTGTAGAGGTTGGTTGAATAAAACTGACTTTCTATCATACAGTAAAGACAGTGCCCACATGAAGCGTGAGCTGCCTTTAAGGTTAGTTCTACTCCCTTTGTTTACTCGGTGTATCGCTCCAAATTCCGGTATAAGCTTAAACGTAGGGAACTCTTCCCAGAAATTTAGCTTAATGTCATAAGAACTTGCAGGATTAATACTTAGTTCTGCCATATTATTTAAACATATCCATTAGATCATCAAATTCGTCCCTAGCCTGGTCGTCAGGTTTCTCACCTAAAACCACAGCCTCATTGGTAGAGTCTAAAAACTCTGTCAAATCTTCTGGAGTCTCTATTTCGACTAACCAGACTTGGGAAAGAATTTGTTTATACTTCACGCAATATTGTAGGCTGTAACGAATCAAACAATTCAAGGAGAACTGTATAATCAGTGGCAGCTAGCATAGGTAGATCCCACTTGTTCTTCTTGTTTCTGTACTCACTGAACTCAGCAGGGATCCCGTGCTTCTTGATATCCTTGATAAGAACTCTCCTCTTCTCTGCTTCTGATCTAAGAACACCAGTCTCAGAGTCTGAAAGTCTAGAGTTGTACTTCTTTTCTAGCTCAGCGATCTTAGCTTCATACACCTGTTGCATCTCTTCTACATTAGGTCTCAACTCCTTAAGCATCTCTACTGTGATGTCTTTAGTAGCAGCTACCCTAGCCTCCTTCTTCTTATCCCAAGCTTCTTGAGCTTTCTCTGAATCATCAGTAGGAAGATCACCTAAGTTAATACTCTTAAGATACTCCGCTTGCTTTTCATTCTTAACCGGATACTCCTTAGTAAGATAATTATTAAAGTAATATAGCGGTGATTGCTTACATTTATGAAGTTCTTTATCCCAGAACTCCTCATCCATGTACTTTTGTAGAAACGGTTCTAGATCTACAGTAGCTCCTTGGGTATCTACTAGAGCAAGTTCTATTTCCTCATCAGTAGTTGTGTTGAATAAAGCAGGTTTGATCCCAGCTTTAGAACTGTCCCAAAATACTACGTTGTTACTTTCATACAACCTAACCATGTTACTAGGATCTAGTCCTGTAGGCATTGATGTTACGTCGTAAACTAATTTAAGTTTGTGTGATTGTGTCATATCTTTACTTATTAAAATTCATAAATTGTATCATCCTCAGAAGGTTCCTCCACTTGTGTCGAGGAAAGGTAGGCCATCTTCGTTTTTCTCTCCTGTCTTTGTGACTTCATCATACGCCTCGCTTGGGGTGACTGGAAGTACCCTAAGTTCCGGAGGTATATTGTCACTGGCCTTTTCTCTTTCACTGCCTGTCTGATCATGTACATCTGCATGTCCAGAACTTGCTTCACTGCTTTCTTGGGTAGCCCTGTCCTTTTTACCACCTCCCGTAGTACTTTTTCTTGGTTGGTCATCCGTTACTTTAAAGTTAAATTTGAGGTATTCTCTTAGAACAATGCCAGGATTAAATATGTAAGTCTTACCCTCTAGCATCATTACGTTCTTATTGGCTAGAGCTTTGAAAGTATTATTCAAATGAACTACCGACATACCTATCACATCTGCTAGTTCCTTCCTAGTCTCACTAGAAAATAAGAGCTTAGAAGCGTAAGGCTCCTTAACACCACCATTAATATACTCTGAGTACTTGAGAGCTAGTTCCACAGTCACATATAACTGCTTGTTAGTAAGAGTCTCCCTGGCTAAGAATACCTGGAGGAAAACCTTCATAAGTTCTTTGGGGTTACCTTCAATCTGAATGGTAGCGCCAGTAATTATTTTCGCCATCTGTCTTGTGTTTAGACAAATATAACAAAAAAAGATACAGGTGGCAACAAAACTTGTTATACCACCTGCTTCAATTACTTCTTAAGCTTGACATCAACTTTGTACTTCCCGTCTTTCTGTCTTTTAGAAGAGTAATACAACTTGCCTTCTTTCAATAATTTAGTCACAGCAGCTTTGGCTACACCAAACTTACTCCTGTTGCTATCATCAGCTATTACAGCTGAGAATACTACCTCATCTTCTACTTTTGCCTTTACATCTTTAACCACTTTCTTAGGTTCTGGTTTAGATTTTGAAGCTACATTAGCTTTAGGCTTAACATCTTTTACTTCCTTCTTACTCATCACTTTATAATTTATAATTAAACAGATAACTAAGTTACGATTTTAAACTAAATACTAAGAACTTGGTTAAAAAGTGTAAGCAATACATGTAAAACCCTTGTAAAAGTCAGATTTTTCCTCGAACTTCTCACTCTTAAATTTAACTACTTAAGTAAGATTACAACTTAAGAAGAGCTGTTAACCTACTTTCCTACAGCTATCAACTGAATAGAGTTGGTGAAAAATATTTTTAGAAAAAATTTTCGGTATGTGAAATAGTTTTCCGGGGCCTATATGTAATCACTCCCCCCGCTAAGTATCGCGCACCGAGGGGTGCCAACTAACTATTGTTTCACAAAATTAACTCTATTATTATGGCAACAACAAGAAAAGCAACAACGAAAGCAGCTAAAGCTACTCAAATTAGTCCTTTAGACTATTATTCTAAAGCACTGAAATCAGGCGCTATTAGCGTAAGACAATCCCTAGCAAAGCTATGGGATACTAACTCTGGTCACCCAGAATTAGAGATTGAAGTAGAGGTATTAGCCTCTAAAGACGGAGAGAAACGCTACCTTAACTTCGAAGGTGCGTATTTGTCTCCAACAAACTCAATGATTTATGAAGAAATCCAAGACTTGGACGCAGGAGATACTGTTAGTATCATCATGCAGGGTCAAGACCCTTTAGAACTTTCTGATGAAGAAATGAGAGCACACGAAAAGAATGGCACAGACATCTCACGATGGTCTGATGCCCTAGAGAACGAACAGTACAGATTAGCAGTAATCGAAGTATTGTAACACACTAACCTGAAGGTAAGGGGCTGAGTATCAGCCTCAATCCCCTTCGGGTTTCTTTTTTCCCCTTAGCAACCAAATCAAGCACGAAACTAATTAATAACATAATCACCCCTTACAAAACCTTAGAACTCATGACTAAAAACTTTAAATCAGACCTAAAAATAGTACTCATAAGCACTACATTACTCCTAATCTACTGCATACTATGAACACTATAAACGACCTTCTAGAAACCAACAACACCTATCTCCTTGCACTAACATCAGATGCAATGACAACTAGGATCTACTACCTCTTACGTGAAGCTTTCAAAGACATTCACACAGAGCAACCAATAACAGGACAACTATTCATAGACCTGATAAAACGCCTAAAAGAACTAGGCTTTAGTGAGCTATCTCACAAAGACAACGCAACAGTAGTAACTCTCCGTGATACCTTAACAGGTCTAACATGGAGATTCAACTATAACACAAACATATTAACCCTCAAAAACCCTCAGAACTCATGACACAACTACATGATGAACTAGCAACAGGACTATCACTCCTGTTTAAAATCCAGAAGAGCATGGTATCAGCATATGGTGTTGATCCTCAACTATCATTCGCTTCAGATCTACCACACTCTGAACAAATACTAGGCTTAGATTTCTACATCACAGAACACAAAAATGTAAGTATATCTCTACGCTCAGTACCTAACAACTCTAACGACAACAAGATATACCGTCTTGTTATCAAACCATGTAAAGAATCACAGTATGACCCTGATATTAAAACCATCAAACTATACAACGAAGATCTTTACCCAATAGAAGTTGCTGTACAACCAGTACTAAGACACATACAAACAATGGTAGATAGATTCGATCAACACGTAGACTACTGGAAAGACAAAGTATCTACTCTTGAATCACAAGTAGAAGCATTACAAAATGAACTAAACATAAATTGCCCCTTTTAAAAAACAAACGCTATGAACACGAAACAATTCACAAACAAATGGGAGATGTCACCATCTCTAGCTTACACTCACTGCTTATTAGTACGTCAAGCACTAGCAGAGAAAACATCAGAGATAACAATCCTGAAAACAGAAGAAGAACCTATGTCTGTAGTAGATGAAGAACTCTACGACCATGGCATCAAAGTAATCGCAATCCTACAAGATCTGCAAACATTAAACTATAAACCTCAAATAGATACACAATGAGAACAATACTCACACTAGCATTATTACTAATAACATTAACCCTTTCAGCTCAGCCTGAAAGGTACAAGATCAAAGGCTTTT